CATCGCTATGGCAAGATACACGGCGCTGGCAAGCATTACAGGACGCTAGCTGATGCAAGCTGGCTGATACCTGATGGTGGACTGACTGCTCACCCGCAATGTTTTAGTGGGCATGATGACTTGAAGACTGACGAGGCGTGGCCTATCAAAGCCTATCGTGCGTTCTACAAAGTGGACAAGTCAAAGTTTGCCAGGTATAATAAGGGCAGAAAGATGCCGCATTGGATGAAGGAGAAAAAAACAACATGACTGACGTAGGTATATTAGCAATCATAATCATAGCAGCGCTATGGTATGTAATACGAAGCATAAGGGAGTTATAAGATGGAAAACTTGCTTGCAACATTTTGGCTAGTGTTCGTGGCGTTGCCACCACAAGGGCCAATAGAAGTGGCTGTGATTAGCCCACATGATGGATACGTAGCCTGTGTGGAGGAGATAGCACAGTTCGAGGAGGCTTATGGCCTACCACTAGGCACAGAGCCGCTTAACTGGGCGTTTGTGTGCTTACAGGACACAAGGAAAAACATATGATGGAGATTCAAAAATCTTCGGGTAATAGGAGTGGTGTCGTAGGATACTTGAGAGTGGGTAAGTTTGGAAAGATACATGTGCTTTATTCTAACAGAACTATCCGCACTCTTGGATGGTGGAGTAGGTTTGTAAATATAGGAAGTAGATGGGTATGCAAACTGTAAAAGAATTAGTCAACACATACTTTGATTCCAACAATTATAATATGTTGAGAGAACGTAGCCAAAAGGACTACAAATATTTTCTCGGCATAATGATAGAGGAGTTTGGTGACCATGACTACGAAAGCGTGACAAGCAAAGAGGCCAAGCATGCCTATGAAGAATGGGTAAAGCGAGGCATAACCTTTGCCAATCACGTATGCACTGTGTCATCTTTGATATATCGTTACGCAATCGACATGGAATACGCAACAATCAACCCCTTTGCTAATGTAAAGCGCAAGACACCTGTGCAAAGAAAGACTGTTTGGACTGAGGATGATGTGCGTAAGTTTCTCGACACTGCATACAGCAAGTTCGAGTGGCGTAGCCTGGGGCTTATCATCCACATGGCATACGAATGGTGTCAGAGGCTAGGCGACATGCGACTGTTGCAATGGAGCAACATAGATTTAGAAAATCGTAAGTTATATTTGGAACAAAGCAAGCGCAGAGCACAAGTAACCTTACCAATAGACGAGGATTTGTATGAAATGTTAGCAGAACAAGAAGAAGACTTTGGCTTTCAGCCATACGTAGCGCCACGTGTAGTGCCTGTTGGTGGTGAATACCATCCTTACAGCATTGAAAGACTATCCAAGGCGGGGCGTAATGTTATGAGAGAGGCAGGACTAGATGAGAAGCTACGACTAATGGACTTACGCAGAACAGGAACAACACAAATGGTAGAAGCAGGTGTGCCAATGGGACAAATCATGTCGGTTACAGGACACAGTAATCCACAATCCGTAAAACCTTACATGAAAAATACATATATCAGTGCAGAAAGTGCATTGACGACTAGAAAGTCCCGTGGTAAAAGCAGTTAGTCTGCCGCATTGAGAGTGATATATACATATATAATATATATAATACATATAAGTGATAATACATATGAGTAATATACAAGATACTATACGTGATTTAGATTTACATAATGGAGAGACTAAAAGAATTAACTGTCCTTCATGTAATGGACATAAAACATTCACAGTAACCAATAACATGGGCAGTCTCATATGGAATTGTTACAAGGCTTCGTGCGACTTGAAGGGTGGCACACGTGTCCACATGTCAGTGGATGATATACGTGCTGGCTTTACTGGCGCAAAGGAGTTTGCCGAAGATGTATTCTCTATGCCCCCTTACATTGTGCCGCACAACAAGGAGGTAAGGGCATGGGCAAAGGATACGTATGACTTAGATGCAGCAGAGCTTGGCCTTATGTATGACGTAAAGGAACACAGAGTTGTATTCCCCGTAGTGCATGATGGCAAAACAGTTGATGCTACCGGACGAGCGATGGGAAAAAGAATACCAAAATGGAAAAGATATGGAAATAATCGCTTGCCATATACACACGGCTGTGGTAGTGTCGCCGTAGTTGTTGAGGACTGTGTGAGTGCGGCAGTCGTGGGCAGTGATGTTAGGTTTGTTGGGGTAGCCGTGTTGGGAACGTCACTATCCGATGCACACAAGGCCTACCTCTCACGGTTCTCAACGACTATCATTGCTCTTGACCCTGATGCTGCACCAAAAACTTTATCTATCGCAAAAGAATTACGTGGACATGTAAATACTGTTCGTGTATTAAGATTAACCGATGACATAAAATATCGACACCCCGATGACATGGCATCATTAGATAACCTTAACCAACAAAGGAGTATGTAATATGGAACTATCCCTACTTCGCAGTCTGATGGACAAGCCGTTCTACGATGACCATCGTGGCGCTAGATGTCCTGATAGGCTGTTCAGTAAAGATGTCCGTAAGATTAAGAAGGTCGTTGACCTAGCTATGGACAGATATGAACGCACCGTAACACCTGATGAGGTGGAAGCGCTGTTCATGTCGGACAATCGAACATTAACTACAGCACAGAAGCAAGCCTACTCATCCCTGTTTGCACAGGTTAAAAGAGAAGCGCCGATGGGTAGTGACGTAGCACAGGAGGTACTGTCTAAACTATTCCAGCAGGTAGTAGGTGAAGACATAGCTAACCTGGGCTTCGACTATGTGAACGGAGACAAGACTAGCCTTGAACCGCTACGTGAACTAATTGAAAAGTATGGAGATGACTTTACTCCCAATCTCAATATCGAGTGGGATGACATTACGATTGAAACTCTTATGGCTAAAGCAGAACTAGAAGCACGATGGGCGTTTAACATTCCGTCAGTAACACGCAAGGTAGAGGGCGTGTCTGGTGGACAGTTGATTGAGGTAGGTGCTCGACCTAACACAGGTAAGACATCCTTCCACGCTAGTCTTATTGCTTCGCCTAATGGCTTTGCCGCACAGGGTGCTAAGTGTATTGTCTTGTGTAACGAAGAACCGACACACCGAGTAGGTGCTAGGTATCTGACTGCAGCAAGCGGCATGTCTGCTCGTGATATACGAGATAACATGTCGAAAGCAAAGCTAGCTTATGAGCCGGTGATGAATAACATCCGTATCAAGGAAGCATCTGGTAGGGACATGGCCTGGGTTGAGTCCGTGGCTAAGTCTTACAAACCCGATGTGCTTGTGTTAGACATGGGTGATAAGTTCGCTACGCAGAGTGGCTTTGCTAGACAGGATGAGGCTCTCAAGGCTAATGCTATCTACGCTAGGCAGATTGCTAAGGCGCATGACTGTGCCGTGTTCTATATGTCACAGCTATCAGCAGAAGCGGAAGGACGAACGACACTTAACCAATCTATGATGGAAGGCTCTCGTACTGGTAAGGCAGCAGAGGCCGACCTGATGATACTCATTGGTAAGGGTCCAGCAGTAGAAGGACAAGAAGAAGATAGCCCCATGCGCCACGTTAACATTGTTAAGAACAAGTTGAATGGTTGGCATGGACAGGTGAACTGTAACCTGGACTATCTGACAGCGAGGTATACAGTGTGAAACTTGTATTGGATGTTGAGAACACTGTCACCAAGCGTGATGGTAAACTACACCTTGACCCGTTTGAATCAGGCAACGCCCTGGTTAAAGTAGGACTACTGACAGACACGGGAGAGGAAACTATTGTTACCTTCGACCATTCAGAAGTGGAGGCTACACCTAACGGATACGACATTGTGCAGGATGCTCTCGATGCAGCAACAATACTTATCTGCCACAACGCACCACACGATTTGCTATGGCTATGGGAATCGGGCTTCACCTACAAGGGGCCAGTCTTCGACACCATGCTTGTTGAGTATGTGCTACAACGTGGACAGAAAGAACCTTTGTCTCTCGAAGCATGTGCGAAACGCTATGACTGTGACACGAAGAAGCAAGACACGTTGAAAGAATACTTCAAGCAAGGCTATTCGGTTCGTGATATACCACACGCTGAACTGTCTGAGTATCTGTCTGCTGACCTTCATGCTACGCAACAGTTAGCCGATAAGTTATACATCAAGTTAAACACTGCGGAAAACACAGGCTTACGTGGAACTGTTGACCTAACGAATGAACTGTGTGTGTTGCTTGCTCGTATATACCAGCGTGGCTTTAGTGTAGATAAGGTAGCCTTGGAAGATGTGCGGCACGAGTTCGAGGAAGAACGTGACCGTCTTCAGGCTGACTTGAATGAGCATGTTCGTAGAGTTATGGGTGATACGCCCATCAACCTAAACAGCCCCGAGCAATTGTGCTGGGTTATCTACAGCAGACGGGTGATAGATAAGCCGCATTGGGCTGCATCCATAGACCAATACATGAATGAAACAGACTTCCGTAGCCTTGTCGAGGGTGGCACACGCAAGCTATACAAGACAGTAGCGAGTAAATGCCAAGCCTGTGATGGTAAAGGTTACATATTTAAGGTAAAGAAAGATGGAACTAATTATTCAAGAGCCCATAGTTGCAAGACATGTAGCGGTAACGGTTTTATTTTCGTTGATACTGATGAGCTTGCGGGTCTAAAGTTTAAGGCTCCGTCTGCTAAGTGGGCAAGTGCGAATGGCTTTAAGACATCGAAGCAGAACCTAGAAATACTAGAGAACGCTGCAAGAGCACGAGGTATGAAAGATGCAGAGGACTTTCTAGCTAAGGTACGTAGGCTATCTGCTGTTGACACGTATCTATCGTCCTTTGTCGAAGGCATTAGCACACACACTAAGCCTGATGGAAAGCTACACGTCCGTCTGCTGCAGCATCGCACAGCAACGGGCAGACTGTCGGGAGCAGACCCTAACATGCAGAACATGCCACGTGGCGGTACGTTTCCTGTGAAGAAAGTGTTTGTGTCTCGGTTCGAGGGTGGTAAGGTACTCGAAGCTGACTTTGCACAGCTAGAGTTTCGTGCTGCTGCATATTTATCACAAGATGGAGTTGCAATAGATGAAGTATC